GGATTACCCTCAAGATGATTTTGCCATAGTGCATCTGATAAAGCACCTCTTTTAGTAATTGCAACACCATCTACCTTCTTTCCTTCTTCTATAGCACCGGCTCTGTATTGACCATATGCCCTATCTAAACCTGCGAATATTTTTTTAAATTTGTTTATGTCCATTGTTTCTCAAGTAATGCAGCCCTGCGACCATGCACGGGAGAAACACTTAGACTGCAGAACCATGCACGGTCTAACGAAGAGGGCTGAACTCCGCATCTTCTCTTCTGCAGCCTGACCTTTAAAATGGTGGGTTATCTTTTGATGCTTTGTCCTCCTCCATTTCTGGTTGAAGTTTGTCCTTAGCTGCACTCATATCTTCAGCAAAAGATTTTGCCTCTTTTATTTGTGGCAGCTTTTCAAGTTGTCCATCTACTTCAACCTTCCATTTGTACCAAGTTTTGTCCCCATTTTTAGCTTTCTCAGATTTAAGAAAATAAGAATGAGACCACATGGGTGCGGGGAAATATTCTCCCGGTGCTTTTTCAATTTTAAGATTCTTCATCTTACTATTCCAATTTCTACTTGGCGTAAGTTGTGATGACTTCATTGATACCACCGCTTGACTTGTTTCACCCTTTCCCCCGATGATCAACACAAAGTAATTAGCAGTCTCTTCAATGTAATTACCCGAGTTGTCATTCTTATAATACTTCCCATCATCAGCACGTATCGTGTCATTCATGACTTCTTTAGATTGGTGCACGGCCACCGGCCCTTTAGCACCACTCCCAACAGGAGCCCACTCAACGTATGTTTTATGATAGACACAAGGCACAACCTTTACACCTTGTTCACTAGACCATGATTCTCCTGTAACAGAATTAAGAATCTGACCAGCTCGTAGAGCTTCATCATTTTCTATTTCTGGAGACATAGCTTGTAGAAGTTTTAATCGAGGGAGCTGCAGATCATCTGCACCCATCTCTTCAAATCCTGTATCAACTCCTTCGAATTCAGACAGGATCGCAACAGCACTGCCATTGCTTTTTGTTTGCACTTGTTTCTTTTTAGTCATTTTTCATACCTCATAATTTAAAGTTACGATTGCTTGATACTGACTTTATTAAGCCTAAAGGCACCAAACAATTTCTCATCAAAGTCTACACCATCTCTGGATTTTGCATTCAAATACGAACGTAACGTACTTGGATGTATTGATGAGTTTTCATTCGGGACTAATCCCGAATCCTCTGCTAGTGATTTGAATTCTTGAGCGACTTTGTCTTCGCCCTTTTTAAAATCCACACTAACGACATTCTTTATTATATCACCATCGCCTTGCTCACGCACCCATTTAAACGCAGCTTCTTTATTTTCTTCTTTAATGCTGCAGTATAATTGTTCTTTTGTGGTGACTTTAGATCCGTCTGTAAGTTTTAATTCAGACACACCTTTTGATTGTAGAAGATCAGTGATGCTGTCAGCTAACACTTGTTCTTCTTCTTTTAATTTTTTTACTTTGAGTTCTGTCAATTCAATTTGTTCTTGAACTGATTGTATGCGCTCAATCTCTGATCCTAATTGACCAAGAGCTTCATCATCTATTTTATTAAATGATTCAGTGGAAGCATCTTCAAATAGTTTTGTTATTTTATTCATGTCTCTCTCCCATAATTTTGTATTTAATACTTGCAATTTATCTCATAGTCAACTATAAAAAACCAGGATGAGTGGATTAAATTTTAAAACAAAGCCTTATGCCCATCAGCTCAAGGCTCTAGAACAAGCATATAACAAGGAATACTATGCCTTTTTTATGGAGATGGGTACAGGTAAATCTAAAGTTTTGATAGATGAGATTGCTAATTATTATTTAGAAAAAAAGATTGATAGTGCAATTATTATTGCACCCAAAGGTGTATATCGTAACTGGGAAAGAGGTGAGATACCCACACACTTATCAGATGATGTGCCATACACTGTTGCAACTTGGAAAGCACCAAGCGAGATGACAAAGAATGATAAACAAAATTTAAAAGATATTGTGCAGCCGAATGGTAAACTTCGTATTGTGTTGATGAACATTGAAGCGCTTAGTGGATCTGTTGGGATAAAATATGCAACACATTTTTTACACAGAAATAACACACTCCTGGCTATCGATGAGTCAACCACAATCAAAACACCTAATGCTGCAAGAACTAAAAATGCTTTGAAAATCAGTAAGTTAGCTAAGTTTAGACGTATCATGACAGGTTCTCCTGTTACAAAGAATCCACTAGATGTGTATTCACAACTAGAATTTTTAAGCCCGGATATTACAAGACAAAACTATTGGGCGTTTAGATCTAGGTATGCAATTCTAGTGCGCAGAAATTTTGGAGCACGTGCTACGCAGCTTGTTGTAGGATTTCAAAGATTGCCAGAACTAAATACAATTATAGATCAACATTCATATCGGGTATTGAAAGAAGATTGTTTGGATCTACCAGAAAAAATTTATACAAAAAGATTTGTATCACTAACCAAAGAACAAGTTAAAGCTTACGAAGAGATGAGAAGATTTAACATGACACAAGTAGATGGTAAAACGATGACAAGTTTATCAACACTATCTGCATTAATTCGTTTGCATCAGATTAGCTGCGGTCACATAACTTTAGATGATGGCGAAACAAAAGAAATAAAAAGCAATCGCATGCAAGAGTTATTAAATGTATTAGATGAAGTGGACGGCAAGGTTATCATCTGGGCCAACTACAGATTTGATATTCAAAACATTCAAAAAACATTAGCAGAAAAATTCGGAGAAGAATCTGTTGCTACGTATTATGGTGATACAAAAGATAAAGATCGCCAAGACATAGTTGATAGGTTTCAAGATAAAGATTCTAAATTAAAATACTTTGTTGGTAATCCATCAACAGGTGGTTATGGTTTAACATTAACTGCAGCTCACACTGTTGTTTATTATTCTAACACGTATGATTTAGAAAAGCGTATGCAATCAGAAGATAGAGCGCATCGTATTAGTCAAGTAAATAAAGTTACTTACATTGATATGATTGCTGAAGGTACGATTGATGAAAAGATTGTGCAAAGTCTTCGTAGTAAGATTGATATCGCTAGTGAAGTAATGGGTGAACAAATTAAAGAATGGGTTATCGAACCTATTAAAAAAAGAAAGGAGTCCTAATGGACACAAGTAAATATAAATCTGTAGCCACAAAAATGGATACATATAACAAAGCAAAAATAATTGCTAGTCATTCGCATCGATCTATCGGAGCTGTTATCTCCATGTTAGTAGATCAAGAGTGGGCTAAACAAAAACCGCAAGTTAAAAAAGAATTGAAGAGTGCTGCATGATGTTTGACTTCTGGCACATAGCTGCAATCGTGTTAGTGTTTGCTCTTGGTTTCATACTTGGTGGAAGATGGAGAAAAAACAAATCCAAAAAAGAGGCAATGCATTATTTGATGGAAAGACTCTCGCACGATTTAAAAGAAAACAACATAGAGATGTATAGAAAGAAACCTGTAACAGATGAAGACCAAAAAAAATTTGAAGCGTTGCTTAGAGATAGAACATAACAAGCTCCGAGCTGCAGCTCTTCGCGATCCACGGACCACGAAAGATGTTGCGATTCGTATGCGTTTACATCGTATTGAATCTATTATAAGGGGTAGATATGGACAAGATTATTTGTTCGAACTGCAAGGGCAACGGTTACATAAGGTTGAGATTTGAAGCAGAAGAATCAATATACCAATGTGAAGTTTGTCACTCGCAGGGCGAAGTTGAGGAAGAAAAAGAAGAGAAACAATAAAAGTTTACTACAGGGTATGCTTCGTCGTAATGGACCTGTAGTAATATTCGAGGGAGAACCACCATTTTAGTTACCTCGAGTGGTGGTTACTACTGGCTCTCTCGATCGACCAGAAAGTAAAGGAGCAATCGGCTTGCGGTTGTTCCTTTACAATTCTCATAAAATAACATAGAATTACGCAGCGGAAGGCTGCATATGAGTATTAAATTGCCTGATAGTCCTGTGAGTAGAATCTCCAGGTGTTTTAAATGTCATCATCTGTCTGTTGAGTTTTGGAATCCAAAGTATAACCGAAGCTACACAGTGGAGGAGTGGTTGACTATTTGTGAAGAAGGAAGAGATTCACTACGCAAGGTTCTCGGACCTATTGTAGAAGATCCGAAGTGGTTCTTCGACTAGGATTTTTTCCCACCGATTCTTTTTAAATTGATATGCCTTCTGATCTCTTCTATTTTCTGTATATCCTTTGTGCTTTTTGTTTCTTGTATTCCAATTACTTGTCGATTTCCTGAGCCTTGTTTGTCCTGTTATCTGCCAATTGACAGCTCGTAAGCTGGCGCCTGGTTCTGTTTCCAACGTGTAGGTGATTATTCGTTCACCACCCATGGCCCTCCATATTTTTTCACATCTAGCATAGAGATACGAACAAGCGTTCTTTGGTGCTGGATCTTTGATACATACTCGTAAGACCTCGAGCGTTCCTCCATCATCCAAAAGCCTTGCGACTGGTCTGCCACAAACAGCGACCCCGATCAACGATTCACGGCCCATGATTCCTATGCTGAACTTGTGCCCTGTTACTTTTTTATTATGCCTGTGATGTGCCGTGATATACTCGTTCGCAGCTTTGAGAGAGATTGGTATTATTCTAAAATTACTTTTTATTAATTTGTTCATCAATCATTCTGCCAAGAACAAACACCATGAATCCAATGAAAACCAGGGCTAAAAGTATTAGCCCTAGTAAGATATTCGTTAGCATTCTATTTGACCAGATAAAGTTAAATGCTTTGTTATCTGCTCCTCAATAAAGTTTCTTTCGCTCTTGTGTATGGCGTGATCCTCCGGGAATCTTTCACCTGTCACCAAAGACCACACTTTTATTTCTCCGTCATCAACCATCCAACCAATTGGATAGTGTTTATTTCTATCTGTCATCATGCCCTCCAATAGTAAGTATCACCGTCAAAATCTATCTGACTATAATCCATTTCAACTGCGTCTGCCCAACCTTGCCAATCGATGTGAAAAGATAAAGGATTGCTATATCCACGTTCTATATAGCCACAATCATAAGCAAAATCCTCACAATATTGAACCCAATAATTTTCACGAATAAATGTTACACCCATCTCAAAGTTATCCTTGCCTACTTCTTCTTTAAGATCATCTATCATTTCAATTCTTTCTTTATCGTAGGAATCTTCTTCGTCCAATGTTTCTAGTTCTTCTAACAAATCTCGACTATCAAATATATCACTCATGATTTCTCCAAGTTATCAAAGGTTTCTATGTAATCAACAGTAGTGCTGGTAACTTCCAGCACTTCTGATGTATCCGGGTCAACGGACATTGCTATGTCCGTTGCTTCTTCTTTGTTGATTGCGTTAACAATCCAAGTATCTTGTTTGATGTAGCGCTCAGTTACCTTGAAAGTTTTTAATCCTTCTTCTTCTTTCAAGCGATCTGCCGCTTCCTCCATGGCCCTTTCTTGTTGGTCCATGACCCACGAATCAAATTTACTCATAGTCTTCCCTTTCATTCCAATGGTCTCGTTCCCACTCGTCCCATTGATCTTGTTCTAATGCGCTCCACTCCTGGTCCCACTCGGCCTCTTGCTCTTTGCGTATGAGCTCGTCTTCAGGTAGGTCCGGTATTTGTTTTGGATCTTTACTCATGGTCATCCTCCCTAACATTAATTATTACTTCTATATTTCTTGTTGCATACTCACCATTAACTGTTTCGTGCCATTGCTCAAGTAAAGGAACTAATCTTTTTAGTTCGATACCATCAATGCCATCAAGACTAGCCAACACACAACCTTTTTTACGTTTTCCTTTGATCCACTTTGAACCAATATTATTAACGACATATTTATCTACAATCATAGTTTCTCCTTTTGATGTATGATATACTAATTATCCCATATAGATGTTGATGTCAAATAAAAACACCCCCTCCAATGAAGAATGAAAACATTGGGAGGGGGAAAGGGAGTGAATAAGATTCATCTATACAATGCTATAGTTATTTCTACAACAAAATTATATTTAACCTTTTAAATATCTCGTGTAGCGGTGTAGCGGTGTAGCGGTAGTGAAATAATATATACATTACAATGACTTAACCCTGGTTTAACCGCTACATGTCCGCTACGTCTGGTATATATGGCGTAGCGGTGGTTTCCTTGTTTTCTGCCAAAAACATGTTATAAAGGTATCATGGAACTAGAACAGTTACGAGACAAACTGACACCAAAACAAGCAAAGTTTTGTTTATTGTTTGTTCAAGAAGGCGACACAAAAACAGCTACAGAATGTGCGATCCTGGCAGGATACTCAGAAAAGAGGGCAAGAATTGAGGCCTCCGAACTACGCAAACATCCTGGTTGCACTGAATATATCCGTGAGCTGCGGAATCAAGAAGAAAAGAAATATGAAATTAATCTTCACAAACATTTAAAAAGGTTAGATCAATTGAGTAGAGGTGCAGAAGAAAAAGGCAATTGGAATGCAGCCGTAACGGCTGAAAAATCCAGGGGTCAAGTTGGTGGTCTTTACATTGACAGAAAAGAGATAATGCATGGCAGTATAGATCAATTGAATCGTGAAGAAGTTGATAAATTATTACGAGATATGGACAAGAAATTGTCTATCGAAGGGAGTTATAGTGAAGTAAATGACAACGAAACCGGAGACGAGATTCTGGAAAAGAATCAAAGATAAATTTACAAAAGTTACCTTAACAAGAATCGAAGCAGTCACTCCGTTAGGATTGCCTGATGTCCTTGCCGTTTATAAGATCACAGATAAACAACGAGGACAGTTCTGGATAGAGCTTAAGGTAACTACGGGTAACAAAGTCAAGCTCTCTCCTGGTCAAATATCATGGCATATGAGCCATAATACGAATGGTGGTTGTTCGTTTATCATGGCCACCCCCCTCGGACGAGGAGGCATCTCGATTTATTCT